GCCTCTGCAAATTGCATCTCATCAAAGTTATCTCTAGCTGGGCTTGTAGCAACAACTACATCATATTCACCGAGTGTTAAGTCGTTTACAATAATGCCTGAAGGGGTAGGCTCATTTAATACAACTTCTTCGCTCGCTTTCATAGGGTCACTTTCATCTGTAATCTGAATAACTCGCGCTTCTGTATAATAAGACTGCACAAGGTTTAAAACTTTTTCTGCTAAATACTGTCGTGTTTTAGCTAAATTGTCCAAAGGCACTTGGATCATCATTGCGCCTCGGTTTTGTTTAGCTTGAATAGCTACACCAGAAACTTCTGGACTATCTGTACCCAACATTGAGTCACTGATGCCACTAATCTGTTTTATATTGATGGCTGCTTTTTGGCTTATGCGATCTAAACCGGTAGGAATCTGGTTTGGCGGAATTTTAGCCGGGGGATTAAAACCACGGTTAAACTCGAGAACTAATCCTGTTTCAGCACCATGCTCTTCTAAGTCATCTGCATCCATGCCACTTAAAGAACCAGACTCCACAATCCAACCGCTATTAGCAGTTGTATTTACAATATGCAGTTCTTGAGAAGAGATCTTGTTCAACTGCTCCTGGGGGGATATCAGGTTGCGAACCATGCCAAAAGGCCGACCTCTTCTCCAGAAAGGAAAATAAGGAACTAAAGTAAAATGATTATATGGAGACCAATCGTCGTGTAATACAATACGGTCTGCTGTAACAGTCCAACGTACTTTACGTACAAGTTTTGTAATAATATCTAAATCATATTCATCAGCAAACTGTTCGCGTTTCTTTTTAGTCCAATTATAAGGAACTTCGCGCATGTCGCCTGTAAGCCTATCAATATAAAACATGCACTCTTTTAGTCTGTAATATTGACGTTCTATTACTCGAACCGCACGTATTGCGCGATTCTCTTCTGGGTTAGTTGTATTTCCTTGTTGGTACTCAACGCCGCTATAAGTGTCGCCGTATCTAACTTCTTCGTATTCTATTGAGTCTGTTCCTAGGGCGGAACCTTGTTCTACTGTCACACGTAGTTTATCTGCTTTCTTTTGTCCATACGTCTCTTCTATTTCATCAAGACTCATCCATCGCGTTTCAAAAATCTCGTTCCACGTTCGAGGATCATAATCTTTGGCGTCTGGGTCAATAATAATATCCAAAGGGTCTTTAGCTGTTATACGAACCTCACCTTGAATGTGATCATCAAAATCTACACGTACGTCAAACCAGCCCCGGTCTTGTATAAGACCATCAGAAAAAACCTGCGCTTCCACCCAATCTAGTTTGTTATTATCAGAAATCTGCATAAACAGTTTAGTAAGTGTGTCTGCAACTTCTTGTTCCCCCCGTCCGCGCGGTTTAAAAGTGACGTCCATTCTACGAGTGCTTTGCTCCCCTATAACTGTGTTAATAGTAGGTAATATAGTATTAATAGTAAGAGCAGGTCTGCCTTGGTCATCTAATGTAGACAAGTCAGCCGCGTCCCACTGTTCTCCTCGATAGAAAGCGTCGCATCTTTTTGCGACTGCAATGTAGTCTTGGTGTCCGTTGTCCCGGGCGCGTGTGTACGCGTTCCACTGATCACGGGCTAATTGATATTCTTTTTCTTTACTTAACCTTTTAGGTTTGTCGGATCTGTATGCCATTAAGCGCTCATTGATGTTTTCTTGTTATCACTTTTTACTAAGTGTCTTAGTCTATCTCTCCAAGATGGCTCAGGCGCAAGTCTTTCATAAAAGGTTGCAAACTCAGTCATCATAAGACCAATCCACGCCAAGGCGTCGACCTGGTCATCGTGCGTACCATTAGGAAACCGTAAAAGTTCTGCGACAAGAGGCCCAGTCCACACAGCTTCCTTTGGAAAGTATACCATGCCTTGTTGCATCCGTCCTTGAATTGCACGTG